ATTTAATGTATCTTGATGGTGGTAGTGGCAAATTATTACATATTGATAATAATGCTAATCTTACTCTCAGTGATGATAGGAAAGTAATATTTGGAAATGCAGGTGAATATATAACTGGAGATGGTACTGATCTTGATATCGTATCAAGCAATCATGTTATGGTAGATGCTGGTGGCGATATTACTTTAGATGCTGCTGGTCGGAATGTATTTATTGCTGAGAATGGAACGAATAAATTTAAATATGATACTTATCTAAATACCTTTGAAATTTTTAGCACAGCTAATGCAAGTGATATTTTTAAAATAGATGTTGATGTTGAAGGGGCAACAACCCTGTCAACAACTGATGCCGATACTACTGTTGGTCATTTAACTTTAGATGCAGATGGTGCTATTATTTCAGATTCCCATTCGGGAAAATTTTTAGCTAAGAAGGCTGGAACAGAATTTAGTGCTGCAAATAGTTCGTATGCAGGGATGATACTTGGATATACAAGGATTGCGAATGATGGAACAGGACCATCTGATTATATTATACAAGTTAATTCAAGTTCTATGACTGTTCTCCAAACTGTTGATGGAACAGATTTATCTATACAGTTTATTGTTCCCCCAAGTGGTAACGTAGAAATACAATGTTCCTTCTGGATGTCGGCATTCTCAGATGGTGCGAAGTTTAGTTTATCTACTGACGCATCTTATGCTGAGCTTGGAATAACCCACACTTATGATGCAGATCAGACTATCTATATAGATGAAACTGACCATAATTATAATACAATCAGTTTTTCTGTTACAGGCTTAACAGCAGGAACTGATACTACATATTATTTAGCAGGGTTAGCAAGTGGTGCAGGAGTGATAATTAATCATGGTAGGTTTCGGCTTGGTGGAACTCATTTTCCACCAATAATAATGAAGGCAATAGCCCTACCTGCAACCATTGTAACAGGAGAATAATGGAAGAAACACTTAAAACAACAAGTGCAGGATTAGGTGGATTCTGGTTATCGCTTTGGAGCTAATTTTTAAATGAAAGGATACTAAGTGACTAAAAAAGAAAAAAAAGAAGATGATAAGTTGACAATAAAAGTTGCAATAGATACTTTAGAAAAGCAAATCAATGAACATCAAGTAATATTACTAAAAAAGCAAGGTGCATTAGAAGTATTAAAACAAGTTAAAAGCTAATAATATGAAATGAGGTAAATAAAATGAATGATCAGTTTCAAATGATACTTGAAACATTGAGGAGATATAATGCTGGAGAATTAGATTTATCAGATGATAAAGCTAATCAACTAGCATCTATTGCCTTCCAAATGAAACAACAATTTAAAACTCGTAGTAAACCAATTCGTAAAGGACTATTTGACCTTATAGATACTGCGGCTCTTGGAATGATTCCAAATAAATGGAGACCTGAATCTCCAGGGCAAGACCTTTATGGTGAATCTGGTGTAGATAAATTTGCTGGTGGTGTAGGAACATTAGGTGGTATAGCTACTGGTATAGGAGGTGCTTATAAATTAGCAACAAAAGCTCCTTGGATAGCAAATACAACTGGCAATATAGTTGGAAAAGGAGTTAGTAAAGCAGGTCAATATGGTAGAACAGGAATGGATAAGATAAAATCTACTGCTGGTCTTATAAAAGAAAGAGAAGCAATTAAAAGAGCTCAAGAAATTGCTTCTAAATATTACAATTCTAATCCTTATAATATTGACTTTACAGGTGTTGCATCAGGTATATAATAAGTGTATCAACCAAATCATTTTAATCGTGTCCGTGAGGTTATAAATCTTTATAGGTCTGATCCTCGATCCTTTAATGATGAGGAAATAGACGAACTTCAAGAATTAGCCAATGATGTTGGCATAACGTTCAATCCTGTTAGGAATGAATTAAATATGGCTAACATAGCAAAAACTGCTATGGGTGGCTTTGTTGAAGGATTAACAACTCTCCCAGTAGGTCAAAAACCTCGTACTACATATGAAGCAATAGCCCATAGTCTAGGTCATCTAGTAGGGTTTGCTCCTTCTATATTAGCTGGACCATTAGGACTTGCAACAAAAGGTACTGCTAAATTAGGTTTAAAAACAGTTTCTAAAGGATTAGAAAAGGGAGTTAAAGCATCTCAACTTTTAGATAAAATATCAATTCCTATGGTGGCTTCAAGAGCCACTAAAAAAGGTGTAGATTATGGATTAAAAAAATCTGGTCTTGAGTCTTTAGAGTTTATGCAAAGAGGTGCAAAGACTAGGGGAATATTTGAAGAAGCAGCAGGACTAGGGTCTGCAGTTGCAGTATCAAGTATATGGAAAGGACCAGATGCAATGCTCGATGGATGGATGGGAGGTGCTATTGCTGGTGGGGCTTTTGGGGGAATTGGGAATTTTGTGTCTATAGGGAATAGACTTAAAATGGGAAATGCTTCTCAAAGAAAGACAGCTGAAAAAGCACTTAGAGGAACTATAGGTGCTACTGTATTAGGACTTCCCTCTTATCTTCGTGATGAACCCATAGAAATGGTTATATACGAAACTCTCCTCGGTGGTTTCTTTGGGTACAATGCTCGTCCCTCTCACGAAGTAGAGGGAGGGAAGTTCATCCAGCGATCTTTATATGGAGCTAAAAAAGGTAGAGTATTCTATCCTGAAGGATCTAAAATATGGAATGAAATGCATCCCAAGGCTCAAGGTTATATTAAAGATCAATCAACAGACTTAGCTAAAACTTGGTTATATAAAAATTTTGATCCTAAATGGGCAAATGATATTGTAGAGAATGATGTTGTTTCCAAAGCTAAAGATGTTACCAAGATATCTGAGGCTGACAGAGACGCGTCTTATAGAAACCTTGCCTATGAATTATATAAAGAACAAGCTCCAGATAAAGGAAAGTCTATCCCAGTCCCTCCTAATCTTGAATCAGATATAGAGGATGGTATATATAGAGAAGAATCTACAAACGATATTGTTTATACTGATATAGTTGGTATGATGAAAGAAATAGGTAGTTCTATTCAGAAAGTAAGTGGTAATGCTAAAATTACACCGAAACAAGTTGCATCAGATATAAATCAAACATTTAAAGCATCTAAAAATGCAGATGATTTTATCGGTTCTTTAAAAAAATCTCCACTTTTAGGTAAGTCTATTGATAAGAAAATGGAACGAAGATATAGACAGTTTTATCACAATAGAAGTAAAGCTCCTAAGAATGTTTATACTGCTACTATAGATGAAAATGGTGCAAAATTAGAAGTATTAAATGGAAGGTGGGAAGGTAAGAAGATTGGATCTTCTATGGTCGATATGCCTGTTCATTATCTTGATCCTAATGGTAAACACACTGCACTTACTCATATTAAAGTTAAAAGAGGAGATAATTGGCAGATAGTAAGTCCTTTTAAAACATCAATGATATGGGATGCAGATAATTTTCGATTAGTTTCTGAAAGATCCGTTACAGGGGATGAATATTTCCAGATGGAATATAATTTACATAAAGGTAATAAGTATATACATGGTGGCAAAAAGGATAATACTGAAATGTGGATTCGGAATTATCATGAAGATGGTTTAAATATAAGACCAGAAGAATTAATCAATTTACTTGCTAGAGATCCTAAGGAAAAAGTAGAACTTATAAATAGTCTTAAAGATTCTAGAAGCCTTGCTGATAAATGGTATGATATGCATAGAACTGTATATACCAATAAAGCAGAGCTTGATGGTCGTTTAGGAACAATAAGGTCTATGCATGATAAAGCTTGGGTTTCTAATGTTCTTGTAATGGCAGAAAGAAATGGTCTTCATACAACAGGTAAGCCTCTTACTAAGACTATTAGTAAGTTAATGGATTCTAACTTTGGTAAAAATGTGATTGATTTTAACAAAAGAGAACAGATGTTATATGATCAATCTATTCCACAGGACCCGACAGTATATTCACAAGTATTACCCGAAGGGAAACTTAGATATATTGTTTTAAATGATGCTGAAAACAACTCAAAAACAGATGGTTCTGTTATAATGCGAAGGGATGTTTTTGATAAAGGTATAAATAATATGGGACTACCTGAAAAATCAGGTATGTTAAAATCAGTTTTTGTAGATAAAAATTATCATGGTTTGATTCATGTTAAAAATGGAACACGCAGAGCCAATGATAAATGGGAAAAGTATCTAAATGATAACAAAATAGATGCTGTATTCTTTGCCTCTGCAGTTAAACAGAAGGGTGCATTAAAACCAGCTAATTATACTTATAATAAAAAGTCTGGTAACATAGAAGTTACTCAAGATACTCCAAGTCAAGGAGTAAGTGAGATGCCAGTTCAGAATTTTAGAATCAATTCATCTACCTATGAATCAGATAAACTTGGTGGAGTAGGTATTGTAAGACAAATGTCTAGTTTACTTAACCATACACAAACACCTGGAATGGCAAAATATTTTTTTGATACAATTATAAAGCCAAGTCTTGAAGGTGAGCCAAATTTTAATGTCAAGTATAAAACAGATAAAGACATAATGAATGGTTTAAATACCGATCCAGACTTTGTATTTAAAATGCCTATTAAGGAAATACAAAAGCATATTAAAGAAGATACTCCTCTTGCTAGGAGAATTAGAAAGCAAATTATTAAATTAGATGAAGAGGGGCAATTATTTGATTATGGAGATAGTGACTTCGGATCATTCCATGAAAGAAATTTAAGACTTCTACGTTTATCAGATGCCAATCATACTACTTCAAACTTTGATAAATATGGTTACAAGTATTGGGAGCCTACATATAGAAGATTTATAGTCTCTAGATATATGCAGCCTAAATGGAAATCTTCTTCTAAAGCAGTTCTTATTCCCAATACACCAGATATGCCCACTGTTAAACAGGGTCGTATTAGATTAGATGATGGACAAAGAAGACTTCCTGTTACTATAGAAGGTATGCCAAGTATTAAAACTCTTGGACAATTATATGATCTATATACAGCAAAAAATACATCAGCTAAAATTAAAAAACAACTGAGTCCACATATGGATTTAACAGTTGTCAGAGTTCCAGCTGATAGTATTTCTGGAATTAGAATACTTCGTCTTGATGGATTTACTGGTGAAAGAGGCTTTGGAGCTTTAACTTCTCCTAAAGATGATGTATATCTTGGGGGAGCAGATAAAGACATAGATTCTGTTTTTATATATCATGGGTTTGATAAGAAGATCAAAAATGCATATGGAAAAAAAGAGAATAAGAATGAATGGGAAGGAAAGGATGCTAAAAGCAATGATGATTTGTTTGTTAAAGGCTCAAAAAAAGAACAGGATATATATAAAACAGTATCTTCAAAATTCTCTCCTTCTATGAGAAAATCTGTAGCTGAATCTGCTGTTAGAGGTAAGGATGGATTAGGGTTTGGTCTTACTGCTAAGAATGTAGTTATGGAATGGGCAGATATAGTAGCACGAAATGGTGGTACAATAACACTACCAATGATTTCAAAAAAGTCAGGGCAACAATATGCAACTCTTGAATTGAAATTAAAAGAGAATGGACATGCTAAGCTTCGTGAAATTGGTAGAGATGTGGTAAACTATAGTGCAGATAGTGCCGACTATCCTAATATGGCTAGTCCTGTTGAATACAGAGATATATTATTTAATTCTGTATTTGAAGCCACTAAAAAGCCCTATGGTAAAGCAAAATGGTCACCCGAAAAGGGGACATTTCAACATACAAAGAGTACAGAACTTGGCATTGTTAATGAGTTAATTACCTTTATAAATCCTAAAGGCAAAGATTATACATTAGGTAAAGCCCATACAATACACGATCTATCTAATTTCTTAAATAAATTTGAAAAGAACGATAGGGGTATTGATAATATCCATTCTCATATTGCAAGACAAATGATTAAAGATGGGGTACACAAGCAATTAGAAAGTAATTATAATCTGCTTGAAATGGGTGATGTTGGTAATATTCCAGTTGATAAGAATGCAGATAAATTAACAGGGATTAAAGACCTTAATCCTATAACTAGAAAACAATTAGATAAAATATTTGAAAAGGGAGGTAATCCTCTCGACAAAGTTAGAGACTTTGTATATAAAAATATATTTTCTATTGTAAGTAAAGATACAATAGCAAAGAGAGCAATGGATTTAGTTAATCAATTAAAAACTATTGAATTGGCTCCATCTAAGATGCAGAAAATGTTAAACAATATTCGTGAAGAAGCTATGCGAATTAAAGCATTAACTTCTAATGATCCAAATCAATTTGATAGTTTAGTGCGTACTTACAAGTTGCAATTAGCAAACGATATGGCTAAGGTGAAACTAGATCCAAAGATTGCTCACGAATTGTTAGATATGTGGTTACTTAGTCCATTCCAATCTATTAGTAATGGCAAAGTTACAAAAACACAAGTTAGTACACTACCTATTGAATCAGATGCGATATCAGATTCTGCTATACGCAAAATGCAGACAAATCTCAATGAATATGTTAGACCCTCCCAGCCACCAAAGAAAGTGCCAGAGAGTAAGCCTAAAGAACCTGAGATACCATTTCTAACAGATAAACTTGAACGAATGGCTATTACCGAAAAAGATGCTGAAATAGTAGCAGAATTTAGAACAAATCTAGAGAAAAATCCTATGTGGAAGAAACACTTTAGAGACATGTTCACAGAGTTTACAATGCTATCTGAAGGTATTCCAAGAGACGAAACAACTATCAAAATGAATGATCTATATGCTTTAAATAATTATATGAAAAATATGCGATCATATCCTGATAGTCCTGAATTACAGAAATCAGTTTATTACAATGATCTCCGAGAAGTAGATAATAAGATGAAGAAATTTGATCTTACAGTTTTTCCACAATACCAAACCACAGTTATCACAAAGGATGGTCCTGTTAAAAGAACTGTAAAGAGAAGTTTCTCTACACTTGGAACAATGAGAAATTGGTTACATAAAGTATTCTATCAACAAGATGCTGTTTTAGAATCAATAGATCCTATTAATGATGAAATATTTAAATTCAGAAAAGAATTAAATGTTACTGATGCAGGTATGATCAATGAATTGGTTTACAAATTAAGAGATATGCGTAGACGTGGTCTAGATTGGAATGATATATATAAAGATAAATTATATATTAAAAACAAGAATAGAAAATTTCTTGTTGATAAAAAGAATATGACATTAGAAGAAATAATCACTAAGACAGATAAAGATTATACTGATGCTTATGAAAAATTTGGTTCCGAATGGTTATGGACTAAGAATGACAAAGGTGAAGTATTTGATTGGAATAAATTTGAAGGTACAGGGAAGGTAAATAGATATTTAATTTTTGATAAAAACGGGAAACTTGATGTTCTTAACTTTTTAAAACAAGCAGTTCTACCTGTTGAGGCAGGTGGAAAGCTTCCTCATATACCTTTAGATACAATACTTCGTTTCCATTATGAATATCATATGGAAAAAGTATTAAAAAAATTAACCAAAGATATGCCTTCACAAAACATGTTAAAGTGGAGACGAGAATATAGACAAGGTAAAATGCCTATATATGAAGGTCACAAGAAAGTAGGAGAAAAAGAATGGACAAAATATAAACCAATACAACAAATCAAAAGTAATGAATATTTTCCTAAACGATATGGCTTTAATAAAAAAGCACGAAGGGAAATAAATAACTATATTGATATTGAAGCACAGAGAATATATGATGCAGAGTTTAAGAAAACTGGAAGTAAAAAGAAAGCTGAAAAAGCAATGGAAATTTATAAAGCTAAAATGCACATGGCTGTTGAAGGTTCTATTGCTGAATCCTCTGGTATTGAAACACATATTCTAGATGAAATTGCTGCCCGTATTGACTATGAGAAATTATCTGCTAGTGAAATTGCTAATAGGCTTCATGATATTGGAGCATTTACTCGTCCTGATTCTTCTATTGAAAGGGTACTTGATCTTCCAGTAGGCTTTGATACAAGCCCAGAAGTTATAAATAAATATATGAAACAGATTATTAGATCTCATTACAAACTATTGGGAGCTGCAATGTCTAACTATCGAATAGATAGTATGATTAAAAATCAAGCCTTTGAAACAGATCTAAATGGTAATAAAGTTAAATATACAAAAGAGCAATTAGCCAAATTAAAGGAAGATGGTTATAGAAACCATACAGATGTATGGGCTGATTACTTGAGATTTTATGTTCGCGATTCTTTTGGTCATCAAACAACATTTCCTCAAAGGATAGTAGATTCTATGGGTAAAAATGACTCATTAAAATTAAAGAAAAATTTCTATTATCTTACAAGTGATCAAGCCATTATTAATAGTATAGAATCATTAAATAAAAAATGGATTGAAAAAACAGGTCATAATTTTCCATTATTAAGAGGAATGCCTAAAGGCAATAGTCCTGAAATACAAAAAGCTAAAGCAGAATTTTATTCCAGAGTTATACACAAGTGGGGTGGTTTAGAGGCAAGATTCCAATTATTAACACTACTTGCAAATACTGGAACTGCCACAGCTAATGTATTTGGAGGGCAGACGATGAATATATCTTCTGCTGGGTTTAGAAATGTAGCCAGATCACACAATATGAAATGGTTAACCAAAAATGTTTTATTAGATAAAAAAGGTAAACCAACTATTCATTTAGAAAACGGTGATCCAGTAAAAGATAGGAAATCATTATATAAATGGATTGCAGAACAAGGTGCAATTGATTCCTTTATAAAAAATGAATTTGAATTAAATGATGGACTTAAAGTAAACATTGGTAAAGAAAAACTAAGAAGTTTAAATAATTTTCGTAAAGAATTAACCAAATTACTAAAGTCTAATCCAGATGCTAGAGATGAAACTTTAATGGAATTAGCTAAACGCTATGGAGTTTCAGATTTAATGTTAAAGGCAGGTGGATCATTTATGCAAGGCAGTGAAAGATATTTAAGAACTATATCTTTTATGTCCCATGCTCTCCAAGCAAGAGATGCATTTGGGAAGCACGGTGCAGATATAAAATTAGATGATCCTTATGTAGTAGATATGGGACTAAAAGGAATTGAAAACACACAATACCTATATCATTCTGCATTTAGACCTGCATTTATGCGAACATCATTAGGTAAAGTTTTAACCAGATTTAAACTATTTGCTTTTCAATCTGTTAGGATTCGTAAAGAATATTATAAGATGGCTAAACAGATGGGCTTTGAGGATGATGCTCAAGCTATGAAGAAATTTAAAAATCTAATGACTGCAGACCTTTTGACCCTCGCCCTGGGCAGTATCTATAAGTACTCTTTATTTGATACTGCCCTACCCCCTCCTTGGGATTGGGCACAGGAAACAGGTGAATGGTTATTTGGAACTAAACGGGATAAGGAAAGGGCTTTCTTTGGAACATATCCGTACCCACTTGCTCCCTTGCAAGTTATTACTCCACCTGTTGCTAGAGTACCGATGGCAATATTTTCTGCAGCACTTAACAATGACTGGGATAGATTTATGGATTACCACTTACATACAATGTATCCTTTTGGAAGAATTGTCAGAAATTTAGATCGTGTAATATATGATAAGGATGCAGGACCCGACATCATAAATGAAATACCTAGTGGAACTACCTTTGGTAGATTTATGAAACAATTTTTTAGAATGCCTGTGAATAAAATTATGTCAAGGCATAAAAGAGATCAGTTGAAAGAACGTAGAACTGATTATATGGAGCAACTAATGGAGGCAATATGATCAAGTTAATCGTATTTTCCGTACTACTCAATACAGGAGAGATGCATGCTGTTATGCCCGATGATACGAAAATAGAAGCTCGTAGGCGTGGAGGTAAGGGCAATAAGAAGCGTAGACGGGGAGGCAATGGATTAAGATGAATTTTATAACAGAATATTGGGAGCAATTAACTGCATTTGTGCTACTAGTTACCATTCTTACAAGAATGAGAGTAGACATTGATGTATTAAAAGATAAAGTTAAGGTTCTATTTAACCTATGGAATCAAAAAAATGGAAAATAAATCGCCTCAATGGGCGAAATCTTCCAATGAAAGGTTAAAAGCTTTAGAAAAAGATTCACATCCACCTACTAATTGGGAGGATAGAATAGTCAAAATGGAAGATACTTGGAAAGAATTATATCATAAACTAGTGTTGGAATTTCACGAAGTAAAAAAAGAGGTAGACTTGCTTAGAACAATTTTACATACCTATTTACCTATAATTGAAGAGAATAATGATGATATGGAGGGAACTATATAACCTTATATTTGCTGTATCATTTATATTAGTTGGAAAAATCGGAGACTATTTAGATGAACACCCTCCTAATTATACCTGCCCACCCTACTGTGATGTAGATCACAAATGTTTCACAAACCTAAAGGAAAAATCAAATGAAATACGTCCTAGATATGAGTTGGAAAATACTGATAGCCTATATACTATATCGGATATTCCTAATAATAACTGATTATGTAGAACTAGCCTATGCTATGGCTCGATATCAGTTTCAGTAGATTCTATTATAGAAAGTACTGCATTTATTAACCATTCTTTATCAGCAGAACGAAGAATAAGACCTCCACTTATACCCTTTACAGGATTATAATTAGGATTAACTATAATACAACCATTGTTTTCAATGGCTTCTATAATTTGTCTTATTTTGGTTTTTTCTACCCATTTGCTTACATCGTCTATCAACATATACCTCCTTTCGATAACAATTTACGCAGTAAGGTGTATTTAAATCTAAAAGAACTGCGTTTTTATTACATTGACTACAACTATTGAAATATGATTTAATAATTTCGTTAGCGTAATTAATTGAAATGTATCCAATCATTCATTCGATTATCGGCTCTTGGCTTAACTTTCCAAGAATATACAGGTGTTTTTAAAAACTTGTATATCCACCAACATCGACCATTATCACTAGCACTTAGGGCTGCTTTCTCAGTTTGCTGATCAAAAGTCAGCCCCTTGTATTCATTTGTGAATATGCTTTTCCCTGTTGGTCCAGTCTTGAATCGACCACGACCCAACCTTGGGAATGTCTTCTTTTTTGGGTATGCCATTAGTAAGTTCCTTTATCTTAGTTGGATCAACTTCTGCGTTTCGTATGTATTCAGCCATATTTATTATCCTCACCATTAGACAAAAAAGGTATCCAACATACCTTTCTTGATCATCTTTTTTCCTCACCCAATACCCGATAAAGCCATATAAACATCTAAAGGCTTCCTTTAAGGTAGATCGTCTGCTATATTCAATGTAGTCAGACATTCTTTTATTGCACCCTCCACATCTATTTTTATATTCCGTAATTGATTATCATAATGTGATTGTTTAAGACGTAATGCTTCAATCTCCTTTTGCATCCAGTTAAGTCTTGCATTCACGCCATCTTGCCAATCAGCTTCATAAGTAATCTTATCCTTATCAAAAACAGACAAGATATAATGCTATATAAAAGAGTAATGATATTCCAAGTAAACCTGAAAATACCCTAACTCTCGCCCACTGTACTTTCATCAATAATACCTCCATTGAAAAATTCATAAGTTTCTATCATTTCACCTGTGGAAGTGGCTACATTGATAATGATACCATTATCTGTTGCATCCACATCTACTCTGTAATAATCGGTTTCTATAGCGATTGAGTCCAAGTTCAAATTTGCTATAGCCACTTCCAAGGCATCTGTATATTTAGAACGAGTAGCACCTGTATTCATTATTTTCTGCAATACTCCTTTCAGATTTTGCAAAATATCGACTGTAGGTGTATCTTTCATTTTTTCGATATTAAATCCATAAAATGATCAAGAGGCATACACGCCCAAGGCTCTGTTCCATTACGTTTTACTACAATCAAAGGAATTTGATTGTCTATTATATTCTCTTTAGCTTGTTCAGTAGTTTTCCAAAACTGAAGTCGTTCAACATTTTTACACTCAATAGCATATGGAATCTTCAAACGGGCTTGTGGGGACAAGACTATATCTTGCCCCACCATACCCATTGTTTGGGATTTAATGTCATCTTTATGTAGTTTAGGAAATACATCTCTCAACATATCTCTAACGAAGTTTTGCAGTTTTCTACCTTTAGCTTTAGACGATTTGATATTCAAGGTATAAGTTTATTCCACCAAATACTTGTACCAAACCTAATGTCTATTGGTCCTAAGGACAAGCTTAATTCTGCATGATCTCCCTGCGATACATACCAATGTATAGCAAAACCGAACACCCATAGGAAGACAATCTGCAAAAGCATATTTCCACCTTTATTGAGGTATTTGAACTTAATCATAGCATCTCCTGTTTAAATTCCATAGTTTCTCTATCAAACTTAAATGCAAGTGTAAATCCACTTTCATCTCTAGAGGCTAATGATCTTACTCTCCGTTCGATTGAATCCAATTGACCTTCTATACCAATCATTTTATCAGCTTTCTGTTCTAAAGCAGAATTGCCTTTTGCAGAATGAACTGATAACATTGGTACATGCTGTAATCCCATTGATGCATTTTTCGAGATGTGATTTATTCCGATTATTATAACATTAAGATCCTGTGCCATTTGTTTTAATGCCATGGCAATTCTCTCTTGTTTCTTAAACGGATCAAATACTCCCTTAACTTCCAAACCATCTAAAGTATCAATGACTATCAACTTAGATTGTTGTTTCAGTATTTCATCTTTAAGACTATCTAGATCACATTTAGTCAAAACAGATATATGCTTAATTGAACTCATATCAACATCATCATTACGAATACCATCATAAACAGTTTGTTTATCCATGCTATTACCTATCTGTATGAACCTTCTGAAGATTAATTGTGCATGAACCTCTAAAGACAAGAACAATGTCTTTAAATGTCGTGTCTTAACAACAAGATTCTGAACCCAAGCAGTCTTACCAAGCTTAACATCTCCAATTACAATTGCTAACTCTCCTGGATTGAACTTATATGAAAACCCAAGCTTATACATATCAGCAAGATCAAATGAATATTCGTGATCTCTCAATACGAAATCCTTTAATTTCTGTGCTAACATTTCAGTATTCAATGACTGTATGCCATAATTTTTATACTGATAGTATCTACAGCGAGAATCACAATACTTATCCATTATAGGATCTGAACAAGAATATCCGTCATGCTCCCAACTAAACACCGATTTAGTTATAGCTTTTCTTTCTTTAGCTTTTAGAGAAGGTACATATAATTTTGCAAGATTGTTTACACCATCTTCATTTATACCAGATCTTCTCCAACTATTAGCCATACGGAGTAATATCGGATGTCTAGCTCCTTTATTATTTGCAACAGGAATCATCTTCTGTACACATATAACATGAGGAACATATCCATTTATATCCTTTACTTCTAATGATATTTGCTGTGGTTGTTCAACTGCTTTTAAATGCTCTATTCTTAATTTCCAAGTTGGTTCAACTTCTACAATAGGCTTTGGCTGATAATCTTTTCTAATGAATTTAGATGCTATTTCTTCAACAGCATCATAACTGAAATTTTCCATTTCATCCATCATTAAAGGTGTTTTATACAATTTAGATTTATTATTAATCGTATGATTTACACGAATAATACGACCTTTATCATATATATTATCTATTTCATTACCAAATTCCTTATGTAATGTTTGCTTAACAACTTGTGGAAGATTTTCAGATGGTTCAAAACCATAGTAATCTGGCATTTCTATATGAAAGCCTCTCCCTGAAAACCATATTTGTATATGTTCTTTGTTTACACCCATACTTATTAAAGTTTGTACAAATGCCCGTGTTCTATCCATCGTAAATGGACCCGAATCTTCTTTTCTATCAATATCAAATATGATATGTTTTAATTTATACATACCATTATAATCTTTGATAGATGTAAAGTTTTCAGAACAATGATCTTCTAAAATGAACATAGATCTATATAATTCATCTTTATCATTTATATACTTTACCAAGTTGGAATAAGGAATAATCTTACCTCTTGCAGATACTTTCCCTACTGCAATTTCTATGAGATTTTCATTAAAGCCCATGACTTTTCCTTTGTTCCTTGAGTGTAAAGACTGCGTACATCATCAATTCCTATATCCTTATACTGCTCATCTGAACGGATTTGCCTCCATAGTCTTGAAGCTGTAGAGGGGAGTAGCGTTACTCCCCAATACAACTTTGCGTAACTAGGAAAATCACTTTCAAATTCGTGACTAGCAACCCTTACACCTGCACCTTTTGGAATTGGTTCATGAGTAGTCATTTTATGCTTCAACCATTCCAACATGATGAATTTGTGGGTTAATTTAGCTTTCACTAGGTAGGCAGTCCCTCATGTACATCTGCATGTTGTTCAGGTTCAGTAGCAAATGTTTCCTTTACCTTACCTGCAAGTGGATGTTCATCAGTTCCTGGCTGTAAGAAATCCTTTACATATACTCTACCTTGATCATTCTGTTGAGTATCCTTTAGGAATTTTGCTATGAGCATATCATCCATACCTGTCTTTTCAGTATTATTGAATTCTACCCACCTTGGATCACCATTCTTATCAGTTCTTTTATTAGAACGATATTTAAGTCTACAGAATGTCTTACCCACTAGATTATCAATAAATTCTTGTGGAAGAACTGCAGATTGAGGTGTTTGTCCTTTTGGACATTCAATAGGCGTACCACAAGCACGGAATAACATTCCTACACTACTCCATACTGTTGACCATCCATCAATTTCACCAGTTGTTTCATTTTTCTTATATGAACCACCTAGATACCAATCAGGATAGAAGTCTTTACCTATATCTAGAGATAATGTCATACCTAAATCATCTGGAAAGTTTCTCCATTCCTGAGTCTCACAATAGTGAGCTTTTGCTTCACGAATTGTAACTGTTTCAGTAAAATAGTTTCTAGATGTATTATCACTACTGCCTGTTTTTGTTGACGCTTGTATCATACTGTTACCTTTGCCCCTTCAGGACTTTTCGTCCTATTTGTAGTAGCTTTTGGTGGAGCTACTGTTGACTCGGCATCGTCATCTAATTGACCAATACCAACCATTGCTGCAAGAGTATATCTCCTGCCATAGGTCATCGCTGAACCTATACCATGATTATCTGCCTTACCAAGCGATAATCTCACTGCATTTCGCATCCATTCACCTGAATCATGTGTTAATTGAGTCCAAACATAAAATCCTGCTGATTTGATACAAGTCCAAGAACCTTGAGTTGTTGCTATACCATTCTTACCAAGAGTATCTTGTGTTGCATCAATAACTTCAAATATATCTGAATATGTATGACCCTTGAAATAGCCACTTGCTTTATTTTTCTTAGCACCTTTTAATTCTGTTTGTGCTTTAGCTAAAGCTTTTGCTATTTCACCAACGGTGGGGGATTGTGCATTTAACTGAAAGATTTCATTTACTATATTCTGTGGAGATTCATTTTCATGAACCTTTTCTTTGGTTTCTGTCATATTTCTATACCTTTAATTTAAACAATTAAGATGATTTATTCAACAAAAAGGGAAGACTGACAATACGGAGTTAAATGTCCCAAATGACAATTGTTGTCCTTATCTGCTTCCCTTTTCATTATCCTCCGAGCTTACTCAGATTGATACTGATTATGCAATCTATCCCAAAGACCTGAATCTTTAGCCTTAAATACCTCTTTAAGCCTAAATAAACGATATTTGGCAATACTACCTGACTTTGCAATATGATCAACGATTTCATCCTTTTTCTTCAAGTTACATACACTACTAAACAAATAAGCATCTTTCAAATGAGCAGTCTTGAAACATTGAAGTATTGTAGTTCTGAATTCAACATTCTTACCATTATCTTCTTCAAAGTTCTTATGTATCCATTGTTGAAGTGTTGGTAATTCATGGAAATTGGCTAATTGGCTTAATTCACGAACTGTCATTACACTAGTACAGAATTCCATCCAATGAGATACAACTGCATGCCCAATATCCATTTTTCTTACACTTTTAGTTAGAATGTCTTCAAAATCAAGATGTCTTGTTGAATCAGAAACATTCCAACAGGAAGTATGTTTTGAATAGTTTTTCTTAATCAACCCAAAAGTATCCTCATTATAAGGCACTCCTTTTAGTACAAGCTCACGATATGCAGGGACTACAATTCTTGCAAGTCTAGTTCCATATCCTTTCCATGTACTATATTGTGGAGTTTCTTCATTTCTATCATTACCATTGATTGTACTTGAAGCCTTAGTATGTTTGGATTCCTTTATTGTTGGATTTGCGAAATCACCATTCCAAGCAACGACATTCCTGAGATATTTTGTAATATCTTTTACTATAAAAGGCTTATTCCAATCTAACTTTCTATTTGCATTATCCCAAGAATTTAACTCTGGATCTACCTTTAGTTTTCTCATTACTTCCATAACTTCAGGATACTTCTGTTCACAGCAATATTGTACAAAGTCGAAATCAATATCAATAACTAACCCAGCAAACAAACCAACTGTTTTCTTGGTAAGTTTATATTCATTCCAATATTCATTTGTTTCTTCTTTGGTAAATATTTTACGCACATCGTCCATATCAGGAGTATTATTTTTAAGAAACCCTAACAAAGCACCAATACGAAGATCATCTGTCTGTGCTTGTTTTCGAAATTTCTCTATTTTAATATGCCAATACTCACAATATTTATCAATTGCTTTCTTTTGCCGAGCAAGACTATACATGGATATCTGACGAAGATCTTTAGTATTTTCATCTATTAAACATCCTGGCACAAGTAAATCTTTATGCAGGTTGATAAGACGAAGTCTTCCAGCAATCCAATTGGTAGTTTTACCAAACTTGAAACTAAGATCTTCATAAGTAGCATCTGGGAAATCTTTAACAATACCCTTTAATGCCATTACTTCTTCATAGATTGACATATCAATTCTAAACATATTTTCAGAATATTGTAACAATCTTAAAGCCTGATCATCTGGTTTATCTATAACTCTAACAGGTATAGAATCATGTTTCAATTCACGACAAGCTGAAAATCTTTTGTGACCTAATAAGACGATATGTCTACCATCATCATCTTTATATACAACTATAGGCTGTAAAAGACCGACTTTGTCGATATTTTCTTTAAGTCTGCTAAATTCATCAGACTTGTTGTTTATTTTTCTTATATTCGATTTAGTGGATATAATACTTGTCATCAAGTGAGTTATACCCTCTGTTCTTGTTGGAACAACTGCATTTTCTGCCATTGTCTCTCCTTTTTTAGTTAACTAGTCAACATCTTTTTTAAATTCATAATCATCATGGTCTGTTGGTTCAGGTACAAAATCTGCGTTTTCTTTACAATTTGAACAAACACCTGAATAATCACCATCTTCTTTTAAATATATTCCGTGAGGACCTGTTAGTCCAAACAATGCGTTAGCACTACAACATTTACTTATCATTTTTTTCTGTCCTTATATTCAAATCCAAAAGGATAGGGGGTCTTACGACTATTTCGCTTCTTGGCAGCTTTTTCAATTGCCCTTTTTGCTTTATATTCTTCTACATCTGTACTTAATATTTTAAGTTTTTTCTTTCGTTTTTTAAATCTTTTAATCATATTTAATGTAATACCTTAAATTATGAGCAGATAGCTATTGGGGTTAGCATACATATGTTGGCATTAAGCTCTACAATTACTGGAATCCACCAACTATGCCGTATTCATCAAGATTGAAGCGTATCTGCTCAGATTATATTATATCGGAATATGGGGGATACAGCCTCACTATACCCCCCATCTCCTTCTCAAGAACCTTCTGTGTTCTGTTACCAAGCGAGAACCACAGGATTGGAAAATCTTGGTTTAAGTGTCACAGTTCTTAATTTTTGTGGGCGATTTATTTAATTGTTCTTACACCCACGTCAGAACATTCAAAGCAGGACTTATACCATAATAGGTTTGCCTACTTTGTAGGGGGTAATGCAAGACTATTATACTCCGACTTCAGTCTTATCCAATCATCACCCCCCCTGATCATCTGCCTTAGCAGATTACCCATTCTATGCTCTTGCGTGTCCATATTCTAACATACCATCAACAAACAGAGCATTATTATCATATTGAGCAACAGTTGGTTTATCAGAATGCCATAATATATTTGTACCTGCATTCAGAAATTCCCATCCTGTTCTTTCATCATCAGCCCAAAACTTATCCATGATTTTACCATATATACTAACAGGGATGTCGTCAATATAATTCTTACGGATACATTCTAATGCATCCATATCTAATGGTACAAGCAACTGTTTAGCAGACTCTATCCAGTTATTAAGCTTAGCTGGACCAGACTGAAGAAACTGAGCTGCGTTTTGTGCTTCATCTTGCCACCCAGCATTCTGTTGAGTATGCTTAAATCTGAATGTATTAAACATTGTTTTACTTAACATACCATTAGTGCATATAAGCCTGTTAACGAACATAAACAGACTAAATGCTTTACTACCATCATAACTATTCCATGCACCAATACCAAGGTTTACTGCATCACCAACATCAACTTCACCTACTACATTTTCAGTTGTCATTGTGTACATGTAAGCTTTACCATTAAAGAAGTATCTTGAATTATCAAACTTAAAATTGGTTTGATCTGCTAAATCATCGACAATATTCTTTACTTCTTCATTGGGTATAAGCAAATAGTTACTAGAAACAGGCTTACCACAATTTATCATTTCAGTATGCATGTTTCCTTCTTTATCTCTATATTCTTGTTCCACATGCACCTGAAAATATCCCGTATCTATGCCATTGGCAATAGCTGGTTGTTTATCTATAGGTGTATATGGATTAAGTGTATTTATCATATAAAATAGGGATCTTATGATTCTGAATCTACTCTTGAAACATCTTCATCAGTTTTCTTACATAGATATGTACAATATCCTGTAGTCCAGAGTTCATCACCCATATCTTCCATTTTACTATATTCTTCTATCAGCATATGATTTCCACACAAATTACAGATTTTTGTGCCATCATGTAAGGTTTTAACTGACACCGAAGTCTTTCTGTATATTGCTTGAAACTTCAAGTGCTTTTTTCTTCCATTCAATGATTGCTTTACGCAAATGATTACTTACATCATCTTCTTGAAGAACATCACGAAGTAAATCATTAGCTCCTTGTAGTAATTCAGTTACATATTTAAAGGTTTTCATTGATTTTTCTATATTCTCTATTGTTACTTCTGTTACATCTGCCATTTAACAATCCTCAGTTTATGTCAATAGATAGACAGGGCTGGCATAGCCTTTTTATCCTGATTTAATAGATATGTGGTTGCTAATTAACCCACTCCATATCTCGCCAATCTACCTATTGACTATTTATTGAATATCATCTTCTTGTGGTAAGGGGAGATTAATACCACAATGGATACATACCATATTCTCCCGAACATTGGTATCTTCCTCTGCAGGTATCCACTCCCCTTCATGTTTACAGTTTAATTCCTTCATGTAATTAAACATTGGATTACTTATATTCTTTTGAATCTTCGAAAGGGGGGCACGGATCGCCTTCCATAGCAATTCTTGCCATGTCGTCCATCTCTGCCTCATCTTTTGCAATGATCTCATCAAGATCGCCCACAAAGTCATCAATGATCTTCACAGATCGTGCACTCAGGCAAGATTGTGAGTCCTTTAGGTTTACGATGAATGCCCTTACTTTCATGATTGTGTCTATGTTTATCATGTATACCTCCCTTTATATCAGATAGATAGTTTAAGATTTCTTCAGCCATAATATTTGCAGTATTCTCATCAAATACTAATGAATAATAACCATTATTATGTGTATTGGATACAAATATCATTGCTTCATCTGGATTTTTGAGAACTATACTCACACAACTCCCATGAGCTTTTTTAACCCTAATATCCATTAAACCACTTTTCACTATTTTCACTATACGACCCTCCTTGTATCAATATTAAATGCATAATTTAACCTATTTGTAGCATATGTAACCTTACTACATATAAGCAAATCAAGATCTCTACCTTTATACCATTTATGACCAAACTTTTTAAGTCTTTCGTTGTAGCCACTATGCTTATTTTCTCTTTTGAACTTTAATAGTTCCTTTTTAGACATAGCTCTTACATCATCATACTTACTTGGTTCAGCAACAAATATAGGTATAGCTGGTAATAAACGAAAATAACCCATAACAAGACGCATATATTCATAGTGTCTTCTGTGTCCTTCTTCGTTCATAGTCATTGATTTCTTTTAATTGAAATTACTGCCTCTGGCAACAATTCCAATGCATCTAATACATGGTTAATCTTCATTTTCCTAACCCTGTCATACTCTCTAATAACATTTAAAACACCTTCTTTATCAGGCATTTCTATTACTACATAGTATGTGGGTCTATTATTGAGCTTATCAATACCCTTCTGTGCATATTTACCTGTAACACGCACAATTGTATCAAAAGCCCATGCAATACCACCTAATGCTCTAGCTGTTCTAGAGACTGAATGAGTATTCATTGGTTCTCTCCTTTTTATTAAGAATTAGTTCAATATATAAGGGATATACATACAATCTTGACTAGTAAATTTACAACTTTTCAGGCTTTTTTTAAAGTACCCATTTAAATGGGAGTAAAAAAAAGGGATACAGGCTTTTAGTCTGTATCCCTTATTATTAGCAACCCTGTGGAATTGCTATATCATCGATGTCATTGCTATTCTGCTTGGATTCCTTAAATGCTACAAGCATTCCCTCGAACTTGGTAGATCTTATAACATCACCAAGAAAATCCATTTTACGAGCAATAGCTGTACAACGAGCAATAACTCCTTCATCAGATAGTGGCTGGTCTTCACCAACTTTATCTCTCATCAATTCAATATTGAAGAATAGATAATCAGCTATCTTATAATCAGCAGTTTTGTTTTTGCCCTGAACAGCAGTTATTCCTGTTACTTTTGCCATAATTACCACTCCTTTTTAAGTAAGGTAGTTAGTTGGACGGAGTTGTCCATAGACAAGGGATCTTCCCGTTACTTAAAACAGGCTTTTTTTAATGTTGGTCTTTTTAAATGTCTTTATTAGTTGATACATGAGGGAAAATAAACCCAAGGCTTTAGCCCTGGGTTTATAGGTTATCCTTGAGATTAAAAAGTATCCCAATGCCTGTTCGCCACGTATAACAGGTTTCATTACCAATCGTATAGTACTGTCACAGCAGCACGTATGGTGGGGCTAATATCATTGGGAATAGTATCTCCAAACCAACTATATCATATGTATAAACAAGGGAGAAATGGCTATAGAGGTGGAAGTTTCCTGCTTTCATCAATCAAAGGTTTAACATTCTTGTCAAACTTCTCTTTTTGAATGCCATTTTGTTGTTCTTTCCAATGCTTATAGCAAAGGTCAACAGGTTTACTCTTTGTAAGAACAATCCTGCTTTTGATAGGTTTACCACATTCTCTACATTTAACAGACTGATGTAAGTCAGTATGAGGATAATGTTTACCTTTTATTGTTTTTTTCATTACATACTCCTATTTATTATAAATAAGGGAAAAAGAGGGGAGGACGACCCCCATCTTTATTTAGTCCTGATATTCTTCATTAAGACTGTCTGTTGCTACTTTATCACAACAATCAGTACAACAAATATCACTACTATTTGGCAATAATACCATATCATCACCAAGTACTACCATATCACCACATATTTCACATTCCATTGGTTCTCTCCTTTTATTTATAGTATCATAAATAAGGGAAAAAGAGGGGGATTAACCCCTCCGAATGGATATATTACCATTCAATTCGTAATTTAGGCAACGAATTAAGAGCCTTGGAGAATTTCAGTAATACTCTCACTAACCAGAATGACTTAACATAAATCAGTTCTTTATAGGCATCGTGGTTCTCTGCCTGTAGTTTACTGACTTGTTCTTGTAATTCTACATTAGTATCTGTTAATGATTTATTCATAGTTGTTACTTGATTACATCTTTTCTGTGCGTCAAGATAATCACTAACAGCATCTTGAAGTTGATTATGTAATTCAAGAGGCGTTACTTCAGGTATAAATGAATCAACATCAAAATCGTCCATCATCTTCTTTACATTTTTATCATATGGTTCAGCCATCATGTATTTTACTCCTTATTTTATTATATACAGGGGAAAAAGACAAGGACTAATGTCCCTGTCTTTCAGATCATACCACAGTTTCAGAAGCCTTTACGACTTCAGGATCAACGTAGTTTATCTTGGCAACAACCTCAAGACGATCAGCAGAGTTATAACCATGCATGAATGCAATACTAATCTCATGAGTTGTTTTACCTAATTTGGATATTAGTCGTTTAAACATTAATATCTCTCCTTATATATAAGTTAGGGTTAATTCCCTATATAACAGGGAAAAAAGAGAGGATGGTCTGACCTATCCTTATATATTGTTAGTAGAACTACCATACAGAAGGGATTATGGAAGGATTATAGCAACACCCTACACACACACAGGGGTGATGTGGTAGGTGGGTGAGAGGTAGCGTATCGGAGACGATAGACTACGATAGGGTAGTGACTACATCCCCTCCTGCCTCGGGGGTCAGCCAAAGGCTGATGGGCGAGGCGAGTGGGATGGGTGGGGAACCCATAGGTTAATGCAATTAACCTCAACCCTTGGTTTCAACGAAGTTGAACCCCACCCATGCCGAAGGCAAGGGGGGTACCATTACCCTATCAAAGACACATCCATTCTAGATATATTTTTGAAACAATATTCATCCCTGAGAGTTAAATAGATTGTATAACGACCCAATTTACAGGAATTTATAATTATGACAATGAAAGCATATAACCCTTTAACAGGAAAGTTGGAAGACATCTCTGCAGAGGAAATAGAGGTTTTATGTGCATTACAGGATCAATTCACTAAAGATGCTGAAATGTTATTGGCAGAGACAGAAATAGTCCGATCTATACTAGATCGACATTTATCTGATGATAAAAAAGAAGATGTATGTACGGATTAGTCTATAGGTTATAGTATATAGCAATAGACCATTGCTATATTATAGTATAATAATATAGACTATATATAGACTATAGACTAATAGGAGATAGATATGGACAAAGTTAGTAAGACAGTTAATGGCAAGAAGACTATCTTACCTGTATATACTGAACAAGAGGCTAAGGAAAGGGGTATAGCCTATAAACCTTGGAAAGAGTGTAGTAAAGGGGAGTATGGAATATCTGATGATGGATATGTATCTGAGTGTATCTACATGAGATCTTATGAAGGGCAGAGGAATAAGTATGCAAATTTTGGTTTTGGTGTATCTTGGGTAAATAAGTACTCAAGTATCAAATACGAAGAGAACAAGGCTTACAGAACCTATGGAAAGGTAAATCCGTCCTCAACCTGGCAAGACAGGGAAGCAAAATCACTTCGAGGCAAAAGAGCTGTTGAAGCCTATGTTACTCAACTCTTATCTGATGAACCTATAAATTGGGATATTATAGGTAGAATATACCGAACGGACCAAAAAATCCCTGCCGCAACAGTAAGAAGACTCTTTAAAGAGGAAAAGATAAAGAAGATGATAGATAAAAAGATAGAAGAAGTTTTAACAAGCAAGGGTATTACACAAGAGTTTGTATGCGATATAAACCTTGATGCCCTTGAATTAGCTAAAACTAAGGGAGATGCAGGAATAATGCATCGAATAGGTGGTACATTTGCCGATTGGCTTGGTATGGGTGCAGGTAAAAAGGTCGTGACTGATAGGCTAGAGATGGATATGACCAAGCAAATTGAAGAAACAATAGGCAAAGAGACCGAAAAGAGAAAGGTAGCAATTGAAAGAAAAACAGAATCACCCGACACCTAGTCCAAAAGCTATTGGTAAACTATTTGATTTGGATAAAAAGAAAAAACTTGAGATAAAAGACGATGTAAACCATCCAGACCATTATACTATGGGAATTGAGGTGACAGACTTCGTTGCATCTTGGGAAATGGATTGGTTTAGGGGTAATATCTTAAAATATGTCGTTAGATGCCCATTTAAGAACAATCCTCTAAAGGATTTGAAAAAAGCTAAATGGTATCTAGATGATCTTATCGAAAGAGTAGAAGATGGCAAATACATCCTCTAATAAAGATATAATTAATTCTTTAAAAGGGGATATGATCCTTTTTGGCAAGGTAGTAATGCCGAATATGTTTACTGTAGACTCTCCAGACTTTCATCATGAGGTTGGAAGTATCCTTTTAGACGAAAATGAAAAACAAATCAATATAATTGCACCGAGAGGACATGCTAAATCCTCTATTGTTGGTGGCGTATTTCCCTTATATCACATATTGTTTGATAAAGGACCAAAACTTATTGTACTTGTATCCAGAACTCAAGATCACGCAATTAAACTTCTTGGTACTATTAAAGATGCTCTTGATTATAGTGATCAATTAAAATCGGTATTTGGATATTGGGGGATGCATAGTGCTAAATCATGGGCTAAATCAGAAATAATTCTAAAAGATGGATCCATGATTGTATGTAAAGGAACGGGACAACAGCTTCGTGGAATAAAACATGGTAATCAGCGACCTACCCTGATTATACTAGATGATCCAGAAGATGAGAATAATACTAAGACTTCTGAAGCAATGGAACAGAATTTACGTTGGTTACTACAATCTGCTGTCCCATCCTTAGATCCTGTCAAAGGGAGGTTGGCAGTTATCGGAACTCCTATACATCAAAGATGTATTGTAGAAACTTTGAAGGATATGAAAGGTTGGCTTAATAGATGCTATAAACCAGATATGGCTGGTGGTAAAGCATTATGGGAAGCATGGCAACCTATAAAAAAACTGGTACAAAAAAAGGATGAACTCAGCTCAATAGGGCGAGTATCTGTTTTTTATAGAGAATATCTCTGTGAGGTAGTGGGAGATGAAGATCAGCTCTTCAAGGAGGAGTACCTTCAGAGTTATGAGGGAACAATTACTACCAATGATAATGGTAGTTATCTTAAAATTACAAAATTAAATAATAAGAAAACCTATGAGGAAAGACCTGTTAATGTATTTATTGGTATAGATCCTGCTTCTTCGACCCGACAAACTGCCGACTTCTCAACAATTGTCCCTGTTGCAGTTGACAAAGAAGGAAATAGATTTGTATTACCATATTTTCGGAAACGGGTCTCTCCTATGGTTTTAGCTAATAATATTATAGAATATGCTAAATTGTATAAACCTACCAAAACTAGGATAGAATCTGTAGGTTATCAGGAGATGTTGAGAGAATATGTACGAGATAAGTGCGAAGAAGAAGGAATGTTCATATCAGGATTGGAAATAAAAGAAAATCCTAGAAATTCTAAATCTGCTAGATTAGAAACTATGGAACCTGTTTTTGCACAAAAGAAAGTATTTATTGAATCTTCTATGGAAGATCTTAAAAATGAACTTTTATTATACCCCAGATCAAAACATGATGATCTTTTAGATGGAATGTACTATGCTATGAAAGGATGTTACAGTCCTTTTCATTCTGGATCTAGCTATGATAAAGTTAAGAAAGAGAGCAAAATTAAAAGATTTATAGATAATTCTTGGCTAACAGCATAGTATAGGGTAAGTTTTATAGAATATTAGGAACTTTTACAGTTTACAATAGTTAACTTTAGTTAACTAGTCCTATATAGGAGTTAAATGTCCCAAATCATTGATCCTGAAGTTCGCTTAACACAGCAACTTCTACAAGAATATTCGTCTGCCCGTGAAGACTGGGCAAGACAAGCAACTGAAGATAACGAGTTTAGAAATGGAAATCAATGGCAAGATGTCCATGCTAAAACACTTCGTAATCGAAATCAAGAACCTGTTGTAGTAAATGTAGTTCATTCTGCAGTTGAACAGGCTAAAGCCCTCCTTACCACTAATAAACCTAAATTTCAATCTACAGGTAGAGAAAATAGCGATATAAAAACAGGTCGTGTCTTTTCAGATCTAATGACCTATGTTTGGGATAACTCTAATGGCAATGTTCATTTAAAACAAGCTGTTGATGATTATTATGTAAAAGGCATGGGCTGTCTATATGTTAGCTATAATCCACATTTTGATTATGGTAAAGGTGAAATTACCTTAAAGGCTATAAATCCACATGATATATATATAGATCCTAATTCTCAAGACCCCTTTTGTCAAGATGCATCTTCCATTATAATAGGGAAGAAGCATATGAGAAGTCAACTTTTAGCAGCTTACCCCTCATATGAAGAACAAATTAATAAAGCTCAGGCTACTTCATATCTACCTTCGGAAAATCCAGTAAGATCAGGTATCAATCAAGTTGTTCCAACTAATTCACAAAAAAAATTTTCCGATGATGATGAGGAGTTAGAAGCTTTTGAACGACTTACAAAGGTTAAGGTTCCATATATAAGGGCATATAATCCTTATTTAAATCGTGAGGATATTTTAACAAAAGAACAATATGAAATATACATACAATCTCCTGCCTATAAGGTTATTACAAAAGCTGGTGAGAATTATGAAACTGATTCTCGTTCTATAAATCAATTAGATATTATGGTTGAAAGGTTCGGGGAAGTATGGCACATGGTTCCAGATATGATGACAGGACAACCAGTTCCTGTTAGCGGACCAGAATCTCCTAATATGATTCCTGATTCTACTACAATAGTTGAAAAGACATCATTTGCTGATATGATTCAGGATGAAAAAATTAAAACAAACGAATGTTCAGTAGATCATGTAAAATGTTACTTCTCTATAGGAAATGAGTTATTATTTGAAACTATTTATGCTGTTGACCATTATCCATTAGTTCCTATAATGAATCGTCATAATAGGAATCCTTACCCAATTTCTGATGTAAGGCTAGTTAAAGGACTTCAAGAGTATATAAATAAAATAAGATCTCTTATAATAGCACATGCCTCCTCTTCTACAAATGTAAAACTTTTAATCCCTAGAGGTAGTATGGATAAAAAACACTTGGAAGAGGAGTGGGGGAGAGCTGGAACTGCTGTAATCGAATATGATCCAGAATTGGGTCAACCTATCGTAGCAGGTCCCATTCCCCTTCCAAATGAACTTTATAAAAATGAAGCTGAAGCTAAGCAAGATATAGAAAGAATACTTGGAATATATGCACTTATGCAAGGAGATCAGGGTGCAGCTCCACAAACATACAAGGGTACAGTTGCACTAGATGAATTTGGACAGAGAAGAATTAAATCTAAAAAGGATGATGTAGAATCTGCATTAAATCAATTAGCCAAAGTCGTTATTGCTTATATGCAATCTTATTATACTAGTGAAAAAGTGATGCGTCTTTTGCATCCAAATACAGCTCCTACTGAAATAGTTATTAATAAAGATATATATGATCCTATTACAGGGGCATTTTTAGAAAGACTAAATGATATAACAGTAGGGAAATATGATATCATTTGTGTTTCAGGTTCAACCCTTCCATCTAATAGGTGGGGGCGTTTTGAATATTATATGCAATTATATGAAAAGGGTATAATTGACCAAGTTGAAGTTTTAAAGCAGACTGATGTCGCAGATATGGAGGGTGTACTTGAAAGGGCAGATCAAAGAAACCAGATGTCTCAAAAGATTCAAGGGCTTGATGAAGAGATTAAAAAGCTCAAGGGCGATCTGCAGACTGCACAAAGAGAATCTCTCCATGACCGTAAGAGAGTGGAATTAAAAGATTTTGAGAAAAAACTTGCAAAAGCTGAAGCCAAAGTTGAAATGGCTGCAAAGCTTTATGATGCAAGGTCCAAGGATGAACTAGGCAAACTAAAAGAAGCTGTAAAGGATGTGACTTCCGAGTCGGATTCAGAAAACAGTCAATCTCAGATGAATGCCGCACTTCTAGGACTTGATTAGTTGTTGCTGATAATAACAAACAACGGAAGGAAAGTAAAACAATGGAAAATAATCCAATAGAAACCCGTAATGCTGATAGCCCACCTCTAGAGGAAACAAGTATTCCTGTTGAAAATACAACAGGGGTAATTCCTGCAGGAGAAACGCCAGTTGAGAATACTCAACCGTTTGGGGTGGTAGATCCAATTGCAAATGAAGGGTTACCCACTCATTCCACAATGCCTGTGGATAATGAGAAAACTGAGGAAGCTTCTCAGGAAGAAACTCTTGCAAAAGATGATCCGAGTCGTCATGAGTATTGGCAGTCTCAACACGATAAGGTAATTAGTGAGAATAAAAATCTCCAAGAACAGCTTAATAAAGCTGGAGATTTAAAAGAACTTGAACAGTTTATTAATAATAATCCACAAGTTCTTGATAATATTCAATCGCTTTCCAATGGTACTCCACAGGTTCAGCCTCAAGAGGCAAATCAAAAAGACCCATTGCAGAAACCTTTACGTCCACAGAAGCCAGGTTCATACAACGAGGTCGATGCGTTTAATGATCCCGATAGCGAGTCTTTTAAATTTCGTATTGCAAAAGACCAATATCAAGACCAAATGTTAGATTATTATGAGAACATAGAGGAACACAGAACAAAGCAGATGCAAACCCAACAGCAACAACAAATGGTTGAGCATCAGCAACAAACTGCATATACTCATGCTCAAAATCAATGGGGATTTGATGCTAATGAAGCGGCTGAATTTGTTCGCTGGGCAGAAAATCCACAAAACATTACTCTTGATGCACTTGGTCGATTGTTTCGATTAGCAAAGGCTCCATCTCAACAAGAGTCTCAAGTTGAAACGAAAGTTAGACAGATGGATCAGCAGAAAGAAAGATTACAGGCTCCACAAACAACAACTGTTCAGCCTGGAAAATCTGCTCCCACAATGTCTGATGAAGATAGTTTCAACGCAGGACTTTTAAGTAATAGGAGATAATAAAAAATGGCAGCTAAAATATTAGAAGCCTCAGGTGTGCTTTACACCGATCGAAGGGACTTCTACATTGATCCACAAGTTGTTAAAGAACTGTGGACTGATGTAGCCCCCTTTACAACCGTGCTTTCCAATAAGGAAACACGGGCAACAAATGACCCAATCTTTAAGATGTTTGAACATCGTAATCCTTGGGTTAAACAACAATGTACTGTTGATGGCGATATTGCAGCTCTTGCAGATGGTAATACTCTCTCAGCAGAATGTGCAGTTGATGCTATTGTTGGTATGAATAGTGAAGTTGATGATTCTTGGCTTGGACTTCTATTCGAAGTCTGGGATTCAACATTAACAACTAATAGAGGTAATATTGTTGTATCAACCGTTGAAAGTACGTCATCGTTTAAGTTTAAAAACATGACAGGTTCTTCAATTGATGTGGCTGATAATGACATATTGATAGTAGTTGGTAATGCACATGGTGAGGGAACGGAAGCTCCTGAAGCATGGGCAGACGAACTGAAAACTGTTTGGAACTCTTGTCAGATTTTCAAGACACCTCTTGAAATCACAGGAACTCTCTTACAGGCTTCTCTTCGTGGTGAATCTTCAGAACTAGCCCGTTTGCGTAGTCAGAAGAATCAGGAACACAAGATGCAAAAAGAAAAAGCATTCTTATTTGGAACAAGGGTTGGTGGTACTAACCTTGATCCTAATGATGCTGATACTTTTGCAGATGGTGGTAGAACTGATTCAGGTTCGAAGTTAATCCGTTCTTGCTATGGCATGGTAAGTGCAGTTAATGAATATGGAAACACTTCAGGAGATGACCAGAATGTATTTTCTGTGACAGGCTCTACATATTCATATTCAGATTTCGTGGATGACATGGAAAAAGTATTCCAGTATATCCCTGAATCTGGAGTGAAACGTGCATTTGTTGGTGCTGGTGCTTTAGGTTATTGGTCTAAAATGGCAGGTAACTCAGGCATGGCAGGTTCCTCTGGATGGACTGTTAATGTTGGCGATATGAAACGCGATTCTCTTGGGTTCAATTATAGAACTCTTGAAACACCTCATGGTATGCTTCAGTTGATTCCAACTCCAGCATTACGTGGACCATATAATGGTTACATGATGATTGTTTCAGAAGAAAATCTGTTTCATGCTCAATATCGTAGTCCAATGTTCCAAGCTAACATCAAGACAGAGAATGCTTATGATGGTGTGAAAGACCAATACTTCTCAGACGAAGGAGTTGGTATATCACTAATTGAAAGTCATCATCTGTTCAAGATCGCATAAGGGAGGGCTAAACAATGGCTAGACCTTATCTTAGTGGTACAAGTGGTGGTATAAAATCACTTACTGCCAGTGAAACATTGACAGCGTCTGATAGTGGGAAAGTAATATTTTTTACACCTCCAAATGGTGCAGGTGATTTAACTGTTACTTTACCAGCTTGTGTTATAGGAACGGAGTTAAGAATCGTCCAAATAGGAGATTATGATACAGCAATATGCAAAGTGCTTTCTGCTGAAGGAAATAATTTCGTGGGTGGTGCAATGGCTCAAACAGGAGCTGGTGATAATGCTGGTCCAAATACTGACTATATTCAGTTTGGCTCTGGTACTGTTGCTGGAGACTATGTTTCTTTGGTATCTGATGGTTCAAAATGGTATGTTCTTGATAGTTTTTCTAAACTAACTACTAATGGCATATCTTTTAAATCATCATAATAACAATAACTTGGGTGGGAAAGCAATTTCCCACCCATTGTTGAAGGAATTAAATGAGTTTAAAAACAAGAATAGTTGGCTTAGTAGGTACACCTACATCAACTGATGCTGAAATAACCCAATATATTCAGGATGGAATTGTAGATGTTGTTAATAAGTCTTTAGCGAAATCTCCAGAGGCTGCAAGAGAATTTTCAAAAGTACACACTGTTTCTGATGCTAATGGTGTTCCTATTAATGGACCAGAAGCTATAACTTCAGTATTTCTTAATAATGTAGAAGCGACCGAATTTAGAAGGAATAATAAAAAATCTGCTGTAGTAGCTAGTAGCATTCATTATAGGACTGCTAGTAATCCAGGTTTTTTTACTGAAAATGGATCTGTATATATTGTTCCATATCCTAGTGTTAACAGTTCTGCAGCAATTACAAGCTATGCAACATATAGTGCTGGTACAAGAACCAAAGTAACATCTACTGCTTCACATGGTTTAGTTACAGGTTCTTTAATTACAATAGCAGGTTGCGATATATCTGCATATAATGGAGATTGGATTGTAACTGAAACTGTTGATGAGGATGAATTTGTAATTAATGTAGCCTTTGTAAGTGTTGCATCTACACAAGGAACATTTACAGGTGTATCAGGTGAGGTGAATATGATAGGATATGATACTACTGCAGCTCAAGACAGTACTAGCATTCTTAATATGCCAGATTATCGAGAAAATTCTGTCATACTATATGCATCTACAAGATGTTTATTAGCAAATATGTCTTTACTTACATATGACATGTTAAATGGTATAGACCATGCATCATATACTGCTCCTGTAGTTTTCCCCGATTTTCAAAAAGCTATTGATTATTTAAATGTTGATGATATTGAACTTGTTCAGTCTCAATTAGCTTTAATTAATGTTCAATTAGGAGAATATTCAGGTAATCTTCAAAATTCATTAAATAAATTTAATAAAGAAAGTCAGGAGTATCAGGCTGAAGTACAAGCTAAACTTGCTGAGTTTCAACATACATCTGCTAAATACCAATTTTTAAAACAAGAGTATTTGGAGAGTATCTAATGCCGAGTAATAATAATGATATTAGAATTTCAGGAACCATGACTGCTATTGCTGTTTTAGATGAAACATTAAATGGCGTGGCGTATGAAGCCAAAGTTGTTGATAGAAATGTAGAATCTGTTGGTGGACAAATTGTATGGACTGGGTCTGATGGTTACAATGATGACGCAGCTTGTAAATGGACTAACAAACAAATTGTAGTTAGTTCCTTTACAACACTACATGATAATACATGGTCTAATGCTGTTGTTCCAGTAGGAACTATTCCTGTGAAGGTAAGAGGATTGGCAATGAAGTACAATTCTAAAGTTGGATCTCCTGGAAAAATTATTATCTCTGTTAGGACTGGCTCTACTGAAGTTCCTCTTTGTGCTTTAGATGTGGGTGAAGGATGTGCAATCCCATTAAATGCTGCTGATGGTAATGGATTTGCCAATGCAGATGTTAATGGTCTTATAGGAATTAGGCAGATTGGTAATGATGTAAGTAACTATGGTTTAATAACACTTGCCCTCTTGGGTAAAAATTCATAAGGGGATAAAAGATGGCTGATAAAATAAATGAAACAACAGTATATTATACAACTGGTGGAATTAAAACGGATCTTACAGTTTCTGAGGGCGATTTAATCCCAGATGACGTAAGGCTAACAAAAGTATTTGTTAGAGGTTCTGATGGTGATAGATATTATAGAATAATTTTAACGAGACCATAATATGAAGACAAAAGCTAAGGTAGGAATTGGAGATTGTATAACAGTAACAGTAACAGACGGAAATGGAAAGCAATCTAATGTTGAATCAATAGATGGACTTCCAAGCATAATAAAAAAATATTTTAAGGATAAAAAGGTAAATAATAATGATAAATGATATTAAAGGCGAAGTTACCATTAGGACCTTTGATACTATCGATATAAATAATTGTGTTCCTGATAATAAGTATCAAGTTTCTGAAAACAAAGTCCAAAATACTATCGAACCTACATGGATCACAAATATAATGGCAGCACTAAACAATAGAGGTGTTGTGTGGGATGCGGAGAATATATCTCCTGCATTTGGACAATATAATAATACTGTTCATCCAATTCAAAGAGTTTGCAAGAATTTAGATCCTAATGGATCTTTTACTCATACATTATATACTGGTGGTGGGGATCAAGGCGACGCTAATCTCATGTATGTGATGATTGGTCTTGAAAATGGTAATGATGAAAAAGCTTTAGGATTAACAGTTAGTGGTCCTGTGTCAGGGGCTATTGTTGGAGACACCTATGAAATGACAGTTACAAACTATTTTTATGGGATGTCTTCTCCTAATTTCACTAAAGCAGAAATGGGTACTTTAAAAACTTGGGATAATGAAGCCTCAAGTAATGATGGAGAATGGACATGGTGGCAAAAAATGGCATCAACTACTGGTCTTTCTATTAATCCTGCCATCTATCAATCAAGTTCAGTGGCATGGAAAATTATATTATCATAATAAGGAATATAAAGATATGAATACAGCAGGAATAATGAGTGGTAAAATAAAAGTAGAGGTTCATAACAAACACAACGAACTTACCCATCTAGAAGAAAAGAGTAATACAATAGTTGCAGCAACTGTTCAAAAACTTGGTGCTGCCCTTTGTACTTATAATTATAATTGGGAAGGTGATAGCACTAATACAAGTACTATCATAGCATTAGAAACACTACCTGCATATCAAGCCACAGCTCAAGCACTTTGTGTTACAGGGTTGTCAGGTGCAGATATAACATACAATGATACTGATGATTCAGACTGGGAATCATATGGTGGAATATTAATCAAAAATACTAGTTCACAAACGGCATGGATGGCAAGCAGTATACCGCCTTCTTTTAATGATACAAATGACGAAATTACTATTGCTGGTAGTGTAACGGGTGTTTCAACAACATGGGCTACAGCTGAATTGGGTGCATTAGCAGAGTACGACACTGGTGGTAATGGTACTCCAACATGGTGTACAAAATGGGCTGATGGTGACTTTACAGATACAGCAGTAGATGTTGCAGACACAATTACAATTACTTGGACATTAACGTTAAATGAGGTTACATAATGCCAGGTGTTGTAGTAAATGAGCCAAGTAGCGGAGATATATGGACACCACAATCTACGCAGACGATAGAATGGGTTGATTCCACCTATTCTGGAGAATCTGATACTTGGACTATTAAGCTTTATAATGGCGTTACTGTTGAGCAAACTATATGTACTTATCAACAGATTGAACCCGTTCTTTCTAATTTTGAATTAGATTTTACTTTACTTAGTGGTATTGGGGGTTCAGGTACAAATTATAGAATCCATGTTAGAAATGATGGAAATACTGGACTATTCTCTTCTGGCTATAGTGATTATATTTCAATTGGTGCTCCAACAACCCTTACTATTGATGAACCAAATGGAGGTGAGAATTGGTATGTGGGAGATACTCATGATATTGAATGGTCTCATTTTGGAGGATCAGGAACTGTTGATTTAGTACTATTCAAAGGGGGTACCCAAATTGAAGAGATTGCCTCTGGTATAACAAACGATGATTCCTATAGTTGGAATATTTCTGAAGATTATATTCCTGGTACCGATTACAGGATCTATATTAGAGATTCTAATAATGCAGCAATCTCTGATTTTAGTAATTCAAGTTTCACACTTCTACAACAGACAATCACAGTTCTCAGTCCAAATGGTGATGAAGATTTAACATCGGGAGAAAATCATACTATAACATGGACATCTGCTGGTGGTTCTTGGGCTACTGCAGACATTAGATTATATAGAGGTAGCAACCTAGTTGAACATATATCCGATACTAGTAATGATGGATCTTATGTATGGATGAATATCCTAGATCCTGGTGAACCTTATATTGGAACTGATGTCTTTAAAATTAGAGTTTCTAAAAATTCAGACCTCAATATTTATGATGAATCCGATAGTAATTTTTCAATCAATTATCCTAATTTAGTAATTACCAGCCCAAATACTAATGTTAGTTGGCAAACTGGGACTACTCATAATATTACATGGAATCCTGCAGGAGTAACAGGAAATATAAAACTTGAACTTTGGAAACATAGTGGATGGGATAGCGATATTGCTAATAATATCACAAACAATGGAACTTATAGTTGGGATATTCCAGCAGGTCAATCAGAAAGTTCAAATTATAGAATTAAAATTATCTCCCTAAGTAATGAAGAGATAAATGATTTATCTGATGTTTATTTCTCAATTTATAGACCCGATTTGACCATTACAAGTCCTGATGGTTTACCCTCAGGGTCTCCAGAGGCACAAACACTATTAAATGGAACTACTCATACGATTACATGGAACTCTGAAGGAACCATGTCTAATGTTGCAATATATCTTTATAGAGGAAGTTATTTAGATGAAGTAATTGAAGCAGGTGTTTCTAATTTAGGGGAATATGATTGGGCAATAGAAGATATAACTCCTGCTAGTGATTACAAAATTAAAATTATATGGACACAGTCTAGTTATGTATATGACTATAGTAATTATTATTTTAGTATTCAATCACCTCCTCCAATACCAAGAAGCCTTTCTGATGATTTTGACATAGATGATTCTGTATCTACAGCTACAGGAGCAGGGGCTACAGAATCAAGTGAAGATTCCTTAATTTTTTCTGATATAATAGATAAAATAATTCGCAGTAGTCGTGCCATCAATGATTCATATGATATAGATGATTCTGTGTCATCAAGTATAGAGACAGGAATCGAATTTGTATTAGATACTAATTCTGCTTTATTCATAGAAGAGTTAAATAAATTTATTGAAAAAATAGAGTTATTACATGAGGATCTCTTAATTGAGGATATTACTAATATAAGTTTAGATAGTCCTATTGATAATGATGAAAGTGAATCTATGGGACTTTCTGAACTATTAGTAAAAATAATAGAAAGACTAAAATTATTATCAGATAATTTTTCTATTGATGAACAAGTTGAAATAGATACAGGCAGTCTAGAATTAACA